CCAGTGCCGCAGCCGACAGCCGCCTCCCCGGCGCCTACTCACGCAGCGGTTATACCACTGGAAACGCTGGCGTCCCCTGGCAGAGCTCAGCCGGCACCTGGCAACAGTCAAGTGTCCACTGACAAACCTCACTTCACCCGACGTCAAGTTCAGGAATTCTATTCCCATGCGGGAATGGAGCGTTATCGGGGCCGTGAGGCGGATCGGAAGGCTGACGAGCAACTGATTTTCGATGCGCAACGAGAGGGGCGCATCACTTAACTGGGGGAACGGATAGTCCAATCCCCCGCAACAGGGGGCTCAAATGGGCATTCCGTCAGGCGCCTTTCCGGGCGCATCGTCTGGTACCACTCCCGCGATCTACCCCGTAGGTAGCTCCGGCAACCAGCTGCAGGCCACCGGGTTCATCCCGGAAATTTGGTCGGGCAAGCTGGTGGAGAAGTTCTACGCGTCGACCGTTCTCGCCGCGATCTCCAACACCGACTACGAAGGCGAGATCAAAAACAAGGGCGACCGCGTTAAGATCCGCACGAAGCCGACCATCACCATCCGCAACTACGACTCGGATGGCTTGCTCGCTCTTGACCGCCCGACTGGCGGTACGGTCGAGCTCTATATCGGCAACGGTAAGTACTTCTCGCTGATCCTCGACGACGTCATGGAAGTTCAGAGCGATTTGAACATTCTCTCCATGTGGTCGGACGACGCGGCTCAGCAGCTGAAGATCGCCGTCGACACTGACGTTCTGACCGGTATCGTTGGTCAGATGGCCGCTGCCAACTTCGGCACCGCGGCTGGCGTCATCACCGGTTCGTTGAACCTCGGCGCGCAGGGTTCTGCCCTGTCGGTCGTGGGCCGCAACGCCGGCGTCGGTCAGGTCGAGCTCCTCGACGTTCTGATGCGTATGGGCCAGGTGCTCGACGAGCAGAACATCCCGGAAGTTGGCCGCTGGGTCGTGATGCCGGCGTGGGCCGGCCGCATGGTCAAGCAGTCCGAACTCCGCCAGGCCTATCTGTCGGGCGACAGCGTGTCGATGCTCCGCAATGGGCGCCTCGGCGCGATCGACCGCTTCACTCTGTACGTGAGCAACTTGCTCCCGAACAACAGTTCGGACAGCGCGCAGTTCAACTCGGGCGAATGGCCGATCTTCGCGGGCCACGCGCACGGACTGACCTTCGCGTCGCAGATCTCGAAAGTCGAGACGCTGCGCTCCGAGCTCACCTTCGGCCAGATCCTGCGTGGCCTTCAGGTCTACGGCTACCAAGTCGTCGACGGTAAGGCACTCGTGCAGGCTCAGGTGACCCCGGCGAGCTAATCGTTAGCGGGTTCTTAAGTCCTCTGAATTAGGCTCCCGGTGGCAACACCAGGGGCCTTTTTCATGGCATATAACCTCGAGACCGTGAGCGACTACATCGAAGACGCGCGCACGTTGTTGCTCGATCGGATCGCCCCGTTTCGGTATAACGACGTCTCTCTTCTCGTCGCCCTCAACCTGGCTCTCCTGGAAGGCCGCCGCCTGCGGCCCGACTTGTTCATCTACAAGTACGGAAATCAGGTGCCGTCCTACAGCGCAGTCGACGGCCAGAAGGTCAACATTGAACCCCAGTTCCGGAAGGCGTTCTCCTACGGCACCGCCGCGCACGCGCTCGCGCGCGACCAGGAGGATGTGCAGGACCAGCGATCGAACCTCTTCATGGACGTGTTCTCCGTCATTCTCACGGGCCTGCCGTATCCCGCGAAGATTGGCGGCGGCACGCCGGGACCGAAACAGGCGCCGCAGGGCGTCACACTGCCGAGCTAAATAGATGGCCATCCAGGACCGTGACTTTGAACGTATGATGAATGAAATCCGTCTGTTTCTGACGGGTTCGTCCGACGCTGGCATCAAGGCGACCATGTTCGACGTTATCGACGAGTTCTTTGACGTGTCGAACTCGTGGGTGGAGTGGATCCCGTTGACGATCCAGCCCGGCCTTCAGATCTATTCGCTGCTGCCTCAGAAGGGCGGCATGATCAACCGGCTGGTCACGGCGCTTGACAGCAACCAGGTTGTACTGCCGGCCGGCATCGCGTTTGGTGATCAGCCGGCGAGTACATCAGCTGGCCCGTCGTCCTACGTCGACCCGCCTGGCGTCGTGCTGTCTCTCACGTTCCCGCAGAACACGTCGTACACCGCTAGCGTGTGCGTGACTAAAAAGCTCGTCCTGCCGACGAACTCCAACGAAGTGCCCAACGCACCGTCTTGGCTGCTGCCGCTCTACGAGCGCTATTTGAAAGAAGGCGTCATTGGCACGATGCAGTTGCAGAAGGGCAAGTCGTACTACGACCCGACTGCGCTTGGCGCGCCCTATCATCTGAAGAAGTTTCGCGATGGCATGGCGATGGCGAAGACGGCCACAATCCGGAGCGGAATCTTTGGTGGTCAGTCGTGGGGCTTCCCGCGGCTCTACCGGACCAATTCGCAGCGCGGTGGCGTCTCGACGCCGTTCCCGACGCCGACCGGACAGGGGATATAAATGCCCGTCTATTACAACGATCCCAATGTGGTCCAGACAGCTTCCAGCGTGGATCTTGTCACGTCGAATAACACGACGTGGGAAGACGCGTTCCAGTTTGATCCGCCGCCCGTGCCGGGCGGGCCGCCGTCACCGTACTGGCCTCAGGGCGCCAGCGGTCCGACGTGGACGTTTCAGAACCAGAACTTCCGCATGGACGTGAAGACGAACATTAACGCGTCCGGACCGATCGCGTCGTGGACTTCCTCTGCCGGGCAGATCGTGGTGACCGATCCGATCAATCGTATCCTGAATATGAACGTGCCGGAGAGCCAGTATCCGCTGACCGGGATGGTGCCTGGCACGTACATCTACGACTTCATCATGTTCGACGGTAGCATACCGCCGATCCGCGTGATGCTCATGCAAGGTAAATTCAAACTGCGAGCCGGTGTGACCGGAGGGTAAGATGACTGTTGTTGTAAATGGACCGGCTCCAATTTATGCGCGCCCCGTTGTGGTTGCGTCAGGCTTCACAGGTCCGACTGGACCGTCGCAGGGCCCGACTGGCCCCATTGGCCCAACGGGTTTTGGTGCGTTCACGGGTCCGACCGGATACGTTGGGCCGACTGGATCTATCGGGAAAACTGGTCCAATTGGTACACAGGGTAATCAAGGACTTACCGGGCCACAGGGATTAACCGGCCCTCCGGGTTCAGCGACGAACACTGGTGCGACCGGCCCAAGCGGTAACACTGGTCCGACTGGTCTTGCTGGTACGGCGGCGAACACTGGCGCTACAGGTAATACGGGCCCTACGGGCCCGCTTGGGACGGGGCCAACTGGTCCCTCTGGACCGATCCCGGCTGTAACGTTTTTCTATACGCAGGCAGGGTCTACGGCTACTTCGTCGACTACTTCTGAAGTCCATATGGGGCTTGCTAACCAGACGCCGCCCTTTGTGCTTACGCCCGCCAGCAGCGGTGATGTTCTTGTTGCGATTAGCGGGTCTACTTTAGATAGCGGATCTACGTCTGGCTATATCATGTCTCTGGTGTATGGGACCGGCACGGCGCCGGTGGTGGGAAGAAGTCCGACTGGTACTTCCCTTACAGTAACTCAATTTGGCGACAGCGCTAGCGGCGCGGCCTATACACCGTACGCTTTGATGGGTATCGCTTCAGGTCTTATTGTTGGTACTCAATACTGGTTTGACATTATTTGGCAATCGCAATCTAACACTGTAACATCGGAAGGAACTAGCTGTTTAGCTTATGAGCTTGGCGGCGGGCGACTAGGTGGAACCGGTTTGACCGGACCTACTGGCAGCACCGGCCCACTAGGGACTGGTCCAACTGGTGTTACAGGTAGCACTGGCGTTACGGGTCCATCAGGTGGCCCGACGGGATCGGTCGGCCCGACTGGTGCACAGGGCTCCAATCAACTAGCGGTGAACTCACAGAGCAACGCGTATACCGCGGTGCTGGGTGACGCGGGCAGCATCCTCTTGCACCCGTACACTGACACATCAGCACGCACGTTTACAATTCCCGCGGCGGCATCAGTCAACTATCCTGTCGGCACGACGATCACGTTCGTCAACGAATATAATGCTGGAGGTACCGCTGGTGTCCTGACTATCGCCATCAACACTGACGCGCTGATCTTTTCTCCAGGCGGTCAGAGTGGCTCTCGTACGCTCACTGCACCGGGCATCGCGACCGCTGTAAAGCTGGACAATTCAACAACGTGGATGATCTCTGGCTCAGGGTTGTCGTAACATGGGCCATGCTCCTGTACCGATTTTCTTCATCAATGATGTCGTGGCAAATACGACGATTTACACGTCTGGCTCTGGCACCTTTACCGTGCCGAATTATAATGTCCTGACTATTACCGTGTATGGATCGGGTGGTGGTGGTGGCGGTGGTTCCTGGAATAGTGCGTCGGGTCCTTTTGGTGCCGGCAGCGCCGGCGCTGCTGGCGCAAACACGACTGCTTATAATTTGACGGCAAACGGCGGCGGTGGCGGCAGCGGCGGTGAAGCCGCTTCTCCCGCCGCTGGATATGGTGGCGGGGCTAGTGGCGGCAACGTAGCAAATCAATCAGGAGCAGCGGGATCATTACCCACTGGATCGCCGGCGTATAATAGTGGCGCCGGCGGCAACGGGGCTGACAGCGGCACTGGCGGGGCGGCAATAAATAACTATGACACTGCCGGTGCGGCAGGTGGTGCTTATGGCGGTGGTGGTTCTGGCGGTACTGGTAATACTTGGATACCGACTGGTGGCGACTTTTTCGACTCCACTCTTGGCGGAGCCGGTGGTGGCGGTGGCGGCTTTGCTACTAGCACGTTTACCCCTAATACGCCTAGCGCTCCGGTCCCGGGCTCGTCAATTTCCTGGAGTGTGGGCGCTGGGGGGACCGGTGGCGCGCAGGCCGCGGGTTCGATCGCGATTGGCGGCGCTGGCGCTGCGGGCCTCGTTGTAATTACAGTGGCATGACATGGCAGACTTTTACGTTGAGAAGGTATCAGAGTTCGAAGTCCAGAACGGTGCACCGTTTCCGGTGGGCGAAGGCACGCTGGTGTTTGATCGCCCGCAGGAGATTAACACATTTCAGCGCCCCGCTGACACCACGGTCTTTGAGAGAACACGATAATGTTGCTTGGTAACATCATTCAGGAAGTGTTCGATAGCAAGCTGTACAGCATCGACTACACGCGATGGCTGGAGCAGGGCGAGCATTTGACCAGCGCCAGCTATACGGTGGACTCTGGCTCTGCAACGATTACGCTGTCACCCGCGTTGGGCCCGTTCAGCACCGAAGACAATCACGCGTACTTCATCCTCAACGGCGGCACGTTGAACGATCAGTTCAATATCATCGTCACCGTGACGACGAATTTCGGTCAGACGCGTCACGACCATATCGCGGTCTACGTCCAGACCAACGGCGGCCCCGTCTATGTCTCGAGCAACCAGCAACTCATGCTGTCGATCTTGGGGCCGACTGGTCCTGCGGGTCCCGGCGG